GATTTCGCGAGACACCGATATCGACGGGCGCACCTGTGCCGCTCGTCGTAAGGACCGAGCGAGACAGGAGCAATCCGGGCATCAGGTCGCGATGTCGTCCGTGATCTCGATCACTTCGACGCAGAGGTAGCCAGCACCGGCGGTAAATGCAGAGGTCATCTTGTTGAACTTGATCGTGTCGCCCGGGGCGAGAAAGACACCCGTTGCGAGTGCGGCGCCCACGGTCCCTGGCTTGATGCCAGTTCCGAGTGCAGCAGAAGCATCGCCCGAGGCGCCGCCCTGGATATCACCATCCGTCGATCCCGAGGCGTTGCTCGTCGACGCGCCGATCTTGGATGACGAACCACCGGACCATGCCGTGGTATTGATCCAATAGGCTCGCGCGACGCGCAGGTAGTGGTTGTCGGGGCAAGTGAAGAGCACCGCATCATCCGCAGTGGCGTACGAAACGGGGAGCTTGAGAACAGCGATCCCGAGGCCGCCGGTGGTCGCGAGCTTCGAGTGGCCGTTGGAGGCGAGAGATTGTGTCATTGGTTTTTCCTCTGGTCAGGCGACTTCGCCGCGAACATCGAAGGTGAATGAGGGGGTCGTGCCGCTGACATCCCAGCGAACACGAACGAATCGGTCGAGCCCGCCCGCGGAAATGCGCTGCGAACTCACGCCGGTCTTGATGTCGAACGCATCGACGGCGCGAGCTTCGCTACCATCGTGCGAGGTCTCGACGACGACCAGAAGCTGCGGCGTGGTGCCGCTAACCGCTGTCACGTCGAGCAGCAAACGGACGCAGCCGCGATCGGCGGTCTCGATCCAAGAGCCGTTACCGTCTGCGGTCTCGGCGTTGGACGCGTGTAGAATCACGTCCACCGTGTCAGCCCATTGGCTGTTTTGTCGTGTGTATCCCATGGGTTCCTCAGAGCAGCTCGGAGGCTGCGGAAACGACGGCCGCGGCCTGGCTTGCGCTCAGACCCACGTTGCGCTGCAGCTCGTCAGCATTGGCACCTTGGAGGTCTTCTACCGCCGAGTATCCAATATTGACGAGCGCAGCGCGGGAGGGGAAATCATCGGGCAAATCCGTGGCCGACATGGCCTCTTGTTTTGCCCGCCATACGCCGGCCTCGGTCGGCTCGCCTGTCTCCAACGCAAACAAGCGCTGCAAGAGATAGTGTCGGCGAGCGTTCGAGATCGGCATGTGGCGCGTCAGTTATGCGTGAACTTGACGACGCCGGGCTTGGATCCGTTCGGGTGCCGCACGTAGCGGTGAACGGCCCAGTAGATGTGGAAGACGTTCAGTTGCGAATCCGAGAGAACGTCCTCTGCGGTCTTCATGTGGCTCTCACCAATCCAGAACACGATCGCGTCTTTCTTCAGAAGCAGGGTCGTGTACTTGGGTGGGCTGTCGCTCGTCGGCGAGAGGCGATCCGATACGAACGTCGGCATCCCAGCGAAGCGTCCGAGCTCCGGGTTTGTGCCGTCGACATAGAGCGGGCGGCTGGTGGAGTCGGCGAGCTGGTAGGCGTCGCCCTGCACCTTCGAGTGCATCACCATCGCGGCGATGTCGCGCTGCTCGTCACCCCACTTCATGCGGGCGGTGATGGTGTCGTTGAAGTTGATCTTCACCGGCACCGACGCGCTGTAAACGTCGTGCGTGAGCAGGCTCGAACCGGCTGCAACAGCCGCGGCCATTGCCTCCGCGTCAATCTTGCGCTCGACCGCGAGCTTCACCTGGCGAGCCATCTCGCCATATGGGTCGTCGGCACTGGACGCTTGCGCCCACCACGTGGCCTCGATCGCGATGCCGCTGTGCTTCACGGTCGTCGTCTCGGTGGTCTCCGAGATGCCGCGCGGGGTGAGCGCTTGGCCGTCCTCGGTGAGATCTTGCAGGTCGCCGATCGTCCCGAAGTACGGGACGGTCACGACGCTGCCGACCTGTGCTTTACCGGCGGGCATCCCGGTTTTCACCAGGACAGCGCCGGTATCCTTCATGACGCTCATGCCGGCATAAATGCCTTTGATCGCGTCTTCGAGTGCCTCGGGGACGAAGAGGTCCCCCTTCTTCACGTATGGGGCCATAGTGTCCTCGGTTCAGCCTGCGGCGCGCAGGGTGCGCGCGAGCGTGGGGTTATCGTTTGAGAGCCGGTGCTTTTCGGCCGGGGTCATCTCCGACCAGCGCTTGCCAGTGGAGACGGCGTCAGAGGCCGACTCGGGTGCGGGCTGCTGCGCCGTTGCCGATGCGAGCCTTGGATCGGGGTCGATCTCTTCGAGAATCGCGCTCAGCATGACGGGGTCACCGCCGCTCTTTTTCACAAGGCGATCCTTGTTGGCTGGCTTGATGCGCCCTTCGGCAACACCACGCGCCACGACCGCATCGAAGTCACGCTTTCGCAGCGCGCTCTCGAGCTCGTTCACACGCTGCGACAGGGTCACGGCGGTGGACTTGTTTTCGACCAGGCCAGCGACGACCGCGAGCGCCTGTCGTGCGTCGCGCTTGCCAGTGATCGAGCAGAGTTCCCCCTGCACTTCCTTGGCTGCTGCGAGCTCGGCTTGCGCCTCGGCGACGTCTTCCGACTTGTCCGCCATGAGCTTCGAGATTGCATCGAGGATTTCTGCCTCGGATGCCGTTGCGGGGAGCCCGAGGGCCGCCGCGAACTTTGATAGATCCATCGGTTTCTCCGTGGGAAATGCGGCCACAGAGGCCGCGATCAGTGCATCCAGGCGATCGGTCGCCGGAACATTGGTGAGGGCGATGTTCAGGAGCAGCACCGGGCGGCGCTGGTCATCGGTCGCGAAATAGGGCGAGATGTATCGCCATTCTTTCGCCCTGATTCCCGCGTCTGCCTCGGCGGTCCAGCGGACATTGGTTGCCCACAGTTCGCCATCGCGAAGGTCGAGCTCGCACCACCCCGACGCGCGCCGCTCTTTGGCCGGTGTTCCCGGCGTGACTGAGAGGTGATCCCAGTCGAGCATCACGTCGACGCCGTGCTCTCGATAGGCGGCCATAAGCTGCGCCGCGGCATCGGCATCAAACAAAAATGGCCCCTTGAGGGTGGTATTCACCCCGGAGCGAAACACCCTGAACTCACTCGGCGGCTCAACGCCCCCGATTTCGCTCAGCAGAAACCATTTTCGACCTGACATCCGTAGGCAGCGCGTGCATACGCGCCTAACCGGATGTCCCGCGGTCGTTACGGCATTTGATAAGTCGTTACAGTTTTTTTTGGCAGTCACCACGCCCGGATCTGTCAAGCGTCCGAAATCCAAGTAGGCATACTTGGATTATTTTAGATGCATGGCGCCTTGCGTCAGATCCCGACGACTCCGCGTTTCTTGTCGATTCGCACCTCGTCGCCCGGCGTAGCGAACCGCTCCCCCGGCTTGGGCTTTGGTTCCTCGGGCAGCTCTGGCTCCTCTGGTTTCTGGCTCGGCTTGGGCTTCGGTGACTTGGGGTCGCTCATTCTTCCTCGGCTTCCACGTGCAGAATGTCGTCGATCGTGTACCGCCGCAGGATCCTGAACTTCGCGCCCTTGGGTAGCAACACCTCTCGCTCGTCGGCCATGGTCGAGATCGTCTCTATTGCCATCCCTGAGCGCTGTTTCAGCACCAGGACAGCGGCGCGCGACCTGTCCTCCCATGTGTCGGAGAACTCGCGCGCCTGGGCGTAGTCTCGCGAGCTCGACGCGATGGCATCGATCTCGATGGTGCTACCGGTCTGCAGTGTCGCCAGCGCCTCATCGGTGAGCTGGTATAGCCCACGGTACACCGTGCCCTGAAACCTGGGAGCGCGGGCCATGAGCGACCGGATGCCGTCCAGGTGTTTCTGGTACGCGGTCAAAAATCTGCCCATAGGCAGAGCGTCCGGAGGACCGCCGCGATCGATGGCCCGAATCCGGCCGTAGCCTCCACCCGTGAAATTCTGGATGCCGTCGATCTCTTGGGCCGTCGCTATCTTCTTGGCCTTGTTCGAGGCCGCCTTCGCTGCTGCGTTCTGCGCTGCTGTCGGCGGCTTGGGTCGCCTGGGCTCTTCGATCGGCACCGGTGGCGGCAGTGGCCCCAATGATTGCACCAGCGCCAAGCGCTGCTCGAGCGGCGCGCGCAGGTCTTCCGGGAACGAGTCGAGGTTGACCATATCGAGCGGGCTAGATTCTCCCGGCGGCACACCGAACCCAGGCGATGCATCGATCTCCGGCGCTGGCTTCACACCGCCAAGCGCGCGCGCCTCCTCGGGGTCAAGCGTCACGACGCCCGACCTGCACGCGTGGTGCAATGGCGGCACGTGCCCTGACCACCACGGGTCATCTGTGGGGCGAATCGTCTCGTTGCACTCGGCGCAAATCGGCGACGTGCGACCATCGAGGATTGCGTCGAACTGCAAATAGGGTCGGAGTGTCCTCGTCTCCGGATGTTGGATCTGTTGCCACCTCCCGGCACTGTAGGCCGTCTGGACGGCGTTCCGGTATATGAGCTCGAGCCGCCATGGTGGATCCTTGACCGAGCCGGCCCAGGCTTTCAGCAGCGAATCCTTGACGTTTTTTTGCCACTCTCCCAGCGGCACACCGTCACGAATCGCCCGCTCGAGCGATTCCTGAACATCGGCCACGAGACGGGCTTGCGCCACCTGTGAGATCGTGAACGCCCGTCGGCGCTGCTCCGAGCTGAGTGCATCCCACTCGGCGCGAGTCATCGGCGCCCGGTTCTGGTGCCACGCTACGGCCTCGTCGAACGCGTCTGGGTCTGTGGTCGAGGTGATCACTTGCCCTCTTGCCGGACGGCCTCACGACCTACGAGCCGGCCCATGACAGTCACGCGGTAGATAGCCTCGGCGAGCTTTGCGCCAGAGAGGCCGTGCAATAGCTTCGGAAGGTCGCGCCGTAGCGCCTCGTAGCTCGTGGCATCCGACACGGCCGAGAGCACGCGGTCGAGCTCGTCGCGCATAGGGTCGCCCGCTACGCCAGCGTCGACGAGTTCATCGGCGGCCAACTGTCCCTCGACGAAAGCGGTGCGTGTCGCAGGGTCGACGCCCGAGGCTAGCGCCACGGATAGCCCAGCACTCGGCACCGGCGGAGGTGACGCGGGCGCTCCGGTTGGTCCCGGCGGCTTGGGTGGCACGTCGCCACCTGGAACGGGTGGCAGGCCAAGATCTTTGCGGCGCTCGTTGATCGTGACCACCTGGTACTGCAGATCGTACGCGTAGATCTGCGACTGTGCTGTGGTGGCCGCGTCTGCCTTTGGCGCCGCGTCCGTGGTCGGTTCTGGCGCTGGCGCGTCGACGGGCGCAGCCGGTACATGCTCGACAGGAGCCACCGGCACAGCGGCTACAGCGAGCAGCGGGATCCCTGCATCTTCTAGCAGTGCGCGACGGTCCACCTCGGGCGGTGCGTTCACCAGCGTCGAAAGTGCCTGGCTCTTCTTGAGCAGAGTATCGGCTTTCTTCGAGTCGTCTTCGGGCGGCGCGATCTCGTAGCAGGGCCACGGGGCCGCATCGGCCGAGCCGTAGTTCAGCTCGCCCCAATGGGTTAGGATCTGGTCATGTGCCCAGGTGCTGTCGGATTCGGCGTCGTACCTGAGCACGCCGATCTCGACGTCGCCTGCCTCTTGGGCTGCGGCGAGTGAGCCGCCGTGCACCTCGGTCGACAGGTTGTTACCGAGGAAGGCGATCGCGATGGCCTCGTTGGCCATGTTAATCTGCTCTTGGTAGATCTTCCAGGTGTCCGCCTTCTGCTCAATGATCTCGTATTTGTAGCCAGGCGGTAGGACGATCACGCCAGCGCGACCCATCTCGACGATTTCTCGCGCGAGCTTGCGGCGGTCCTCTGGCGTGGACTCCGCGGCCGCGTCGACCGTGACGGCCTTCACGCGGATCTCGTCCGAGGCCACCCCCCAATCGTTGATCGCAAACTGTTTCAGCATCCACCAGCGCGCAATCCCGCGCCATAGGCCCCACGTCCACGGGCGCTGGCGGCCAAACGGGCAATGCATGACCCATTTACCGTCGCCCGGATTGACTTCGACTTCGCCGGTCGTTGTCGTAGCAAACCACTTCCGCGCCGTGGTGTCGAACCGCAGGTAGCGCGGGTGCCACACTTCGAGATCGGGCAGCATGCGCCCGGTCTTCGACATCGACCACGTGAGCGTACCGGGCGCGATATTCAGCATCAGCGCGTAGCTCTTGAGCTGGCTGTATTTGTCCTCGGGCAGGATTGACCACCAATCCTCTTCAGCTTCGAGGGCTCTGATCGCCGCGCGCTTCTTGCGTCCTACCCCGACGTCGAAGCTCAACGGCTTTCCGAGCAGGCCACCCACGCGCCGCTTGAGCACGAGTTGGATCCTGTCATCGCCAAGCATGTCGTCGACGAGGTCAGCAGCGAGTCGAATCGAGCCGCCGTTGGCGTAGATCTCGGCAGCTCGAATGAGGTCCGGTGTCCACGCGATCGACGTGCGGGTGTAGGGCTGAACAATATTGATCGTGCTGAGTGTCATCGTCGTCGTGTCCACTGTCGCCCGGTCACGGCGACTTCGATTCCTGCGGGTTCGGGCAGACGCTTGCTCGCCTGCCATTGGTTGAGCACCCATGCACTCATGATGTCGCCGTGCCGATTGGCTTTGCGCGGGCTGAAAATGCGAATGCCGCCACCGGTCAACGGCTTCTTTTTCACGGCCTTGATCTGCCGAATCAACAGGTCGTGCTCGATCACCTTGGCCCTACCCTCGCGCAATCGCTTATCGGCTAGCGTATAGGTTTCTTGTTTGGCGTCGTAGCCTTCGGGCGCCTCGATGAACCGGATCCCATGCTGGCCAAGATGCTCGCGCATGGCCTCGCGATAGTGCTGATCGCCGACGATCGACGACACGCCGAAGCGCTTGCATGTGGCCGCGAACCTTGCCGCAACCTCGCTTGGCTTCAGTGGCTCACCCGGTTTGGGTTGCACCTCGTCAACACAGACCGTGTAACTGTTCAGCCCGATCACGCGGTCGATCACGAGCGCACATGCGTCGTGCTCGAAGGCGAAGTCTGCCGAGGCCACACACGGACCATCCGACGGGATGTCGCGGACCACAGCGGCATCGACCGAGACGGACGCGAAAAAGTCGGATGACCCCGACGACATGAAGATCGCATCGAATTCGCGCTCTGCATTGTCTGGGTCTCGGGCCCGCTCTCGGGCCACATATTCACGAGTGTGCTCGTCGTCGTGAATGACGAGCGTCGGAGCGTGGACACTGATCGCCGTGCGAGGATGCCCATGATTTTCGTCGTGAAGCTGAAACAGCATACCGCTCTCAGCCCACGGGGTAGATGCCCAAATCAGCTGGCCGCCTGTAATGATGCGAGGAGCGAGCGCCTTGTAGACCTCCTCATCGTTCACCACCGAATCGTTACCGCGGAAGAATGCGCCCTCGTCACCAGCGGCACCGAAGAGAGAGCGACCTCGGAGCGCGCTACCTCCGCGTGTGGCCGGCAGACATTCGATCGCCGCCTTCTTGCCATCTGGGCGATCGAGCACAATTCGCTCGTTCGCCAGGTCGCCATCGACACGCACCAGCAATGACGGCTCGTGACGGATGGCCCCGTGCACGTAGCGCATGGCCTGTCCGGCAAGCCGTAGGTCAGGCGCCACAATGATCCCAGAGCCCTGCTCACCGGGAGCGAGCTGGTCGAGGTTTACGGCGAACGCCAGATGCAGCAGCCGAAGCGCGACGAAGGTGTACGTCTTGCCGCCTCGAGCACCACAGACGGCCACGACCACGCCGCGCACATTGGCGGGAAACCTATCGACCGCACCAAAGATCACCAGAGCGATCTCGCGCTGCTCTGGTGGCAGGTCGATAGGATCGACGCCGTCGAACGCGACCCTGGCGACGACGAATTGACCGGGGGTTAGCGTCACCCCGATCAGTTCGCAGAACGTCGTGAAGAGTCGCGGGCCCTCCCACCAGTCGCGGAACGCGAGTTCACGTAGAGCTAGCGCCTGCTGATGGCCTGGACTCTCCACGTGCAAGAGCGCGAACCTCCTCAGTCGTCATTGCGGTGATATCTTTGCCGGTCGCGATCTGGATGGGCTTACCGCCTGGTCCAGAAAGCTCGGTCTTCGTCGTCAGGTGGAAGATCTCCCCGCGGAGGCGTTCGAGCTTCCACGCGATGGCCTTCCAATCCTTGGATGATTTATCCTCGGCCATCGACAGAAGCTGCTCGACCAGAGCCTTCTCGCCCTCGGCCCGTGCGCGCGCGCAAGCCTGCCAAAAGGCTACAAGTTCATCCGGCGCGTCATCCTCTTGGCCCCGCTCGAACCAGCGGTGAGCCGTCCTAGGAGGCACGCCAACCGCCGCGCAGGCATGGGCAAAGAACTCGCCCTTCTGAAGCAGCTCACAGAGTGCCCTGGTAATCTCAGGGGTAACCGTGAGCGGTCGGCCAGTCATTATGCGTCCGCCTGTTCCAGTCTGAGCTTCAGTATGACCTGCGACCACAGGTCTTCATCGGCCGCCATGAGCGATGTCAGCGGGATTGCCTTGCGGTTTGGTGCCACCTGCACCATTTTTACGCACTTTGCCGCCATCCAGCGGTACGCCCGAGGCCGCGACCACCCGTGCAGCTTGGCCAATTCTGAAACAGAGTAGTCTGTTTTCAGTGACACGCGCATCCTGTGCCCTGCCATGCGCTCGATCTGCTGCCTGCGTATCACACTCGCCCAGATCTCCGGGTCATCGGTAAGAATCGCGGACAATGGAACCGGCCCGGACGGGTTGCGCCCATGAAGTGCCAACCACTGTCGGACGCGAAATAGCGACCATTTCAGCAGGTGCGCCAATTCGGAGACCTTGAGCGATGTGACGAGTTCGACCATCAATGGTCTATTGCAAGCCCGTTACATGTTTTTATCACTCGTTACACCTTTGCCCTAGTATAGGCGGCGGATGCGGCCAAAAGTCGTATCATTGCTTCTTCGAGCGCTGCGCTTACCGTCGCCTTTGCCTTTGCCTGGCCGTTGCCCGATTGTAGCGCCAAGCTCTCGAGCAGGTGGATCGACGGCGGTCGCCCGTCGCACCACGAGAGAAACGCTTTGGTCTCTCCGACCAGTGTGGCCCACGGCCCCAGCGCGGCGAGCTGTGACCGAGCCGAGAGGGGCAAGAGCTCGAACGCGAAATAGGTCCGGAGCGTCGAGGCGTGCTCGCCAATCGCCTCTAGCCTGGCTGCGATCCCCGAGGCCCGCCGGGACTGATCGAGCGATTGGACCATGCGTGTCTCGATCCCCGCGTTGTCGGTGCCGTGAGCGAACCCGGATAGGGACAGTTCAACGATGGTCGTCCACCACGACGACAGTGAGATCGCCCGGCCTCCACCGCCGAGGAAATACTCGCGCAGCGATTGCTCGTCGTCGTAGCCAAGGTGCCGGATGCTGATCTGTTTTGTCATGCGCTCTCTTGCCTCGTAGGAAACTTCAGAAAATGCCCCGCCTTCAGCCTCGCACTGTCCTGGCCGTATGCCAAGAAAGTGCGCTTCCCGACATCACTGAACGGCGGGGAATTTGTGTTGCTCATCGCGCCCTCACCCCGTCGGCCTCACGTAGCTCGCAGCCGAGGCGGACGATGTCCCTGGATGCAGCGAGTCGCTCTCTGTTGAGCATCCCGGCGGCATCGCGCTCCGCAAGCTGTGGCCCATGCAACACTTCCTGCACATCCGGCCCCACCCACACCACACCGAGCCGTTCACAGCGCTGGCGCTCGGCTTCGACGGGGTCGAGCTGAGTGAGGTTGTAATCGTCAGCCCACAGGCCAAGTACCTCGACGGATACGGGGCCGCTATGACCAGCTTCGATCGCTACCGCGTAGATCCTACACGGTACGGCGTGCGCGATATCGTCCTCCAAATCGGTGACCCCACACGCGCACCGCATCACCCCGTTCTCGTCTGGCCAGTTCCAGCGGTGTGAGGTGGCGTAGGTCGGGGCGCAGTCCGAGAATACTTGCTGTGCCATAGGCCGTATCATCTGCCGCCTTACTTCCTCCGCGAACACTGCCGAGTCATCGCGGTGGCCTGCTTCGGCCACTTTTAGGTAAAGCGCCGCGAGGTCTTCCGACGAAAGCGGTTCACCGTATGCAAGTGTGTCATTGTGTGAATGTGAGCCGGCAGCCTTGATCCGCGCCAGTTCGTCGTGGTCGACGTCGAAGTGCGGTCCGTTCCAGGTCGGAGCGTTAGCCAAGCGTCACCATCCCCACGCGCACGCAGTTCTCGGCTGCGTCATACGTCACGACGATCCTGCTGTATGCCGCATGCAGCTCGATCGGCGTGAACCTGTCGATGCTCGCCCCCTCCGGCAGCGCGCCCACGGCCCATGGCTGCTCCTCAGCCCACGTCACCAGGTCGCCCAGCGGACCCATTTCGCGCCCACGGTGCGAGCACGCGCCGCTGAGGTACGCGAACAGCGCCCACTCCCCGCCCTCCAGCCGTACGAGCTCGCCGACGAGCTTGTCAGCGTCGAACAGGCAGAGGGCACGGCGGGTGAAGCGCCAGCGGTAGCGG